TTGTTATACAACACCATCTAACGGCTCAACAATGACCGTTTATGATAACACCGCTGCCGCTGGAACAATTATCGCAGTTTACACGCCTCCGAATGGATCTTTTATTGTTTGTATGCCAATGGAATCAGTAGCGTTCACAACGGGACTTACGATTGTGACTACTGGAACAGGTCAATGGACGGTGTCTTATAGATGATTGCAGTCAAGTTTCATTCGCAAAATCCTAATAATACACAGAATATTCCAGCAGAATGTATATGGAAAAAAGTAGTTATTTTAGACAACGAAGAAAGTTTATTTGAGTCAAATGGTTATTCGACATATTCAGATTTAGAATTTGAAGAAGTAAATAAAAACTCTATCATTCGTTTGCAAAATCATTATTTGTCGGTATTGCAGTCGAATGGCGACTATAAATATTTAAACGTTTCCATTAAAATAAAAAAGGAATTTGCCGACGATCTAATAGAACGTCTTAAGAAAAAAAATATTAGTGAAAACATAAACGCAATGCAAGGCCTTTGGATGCATCAGAAAATCAGAGCATTACCAGTCACTCTCTATGGAATCACTTTCACGGTTGATTTGATGAATATGGTTGTCTCTGGAGACATAGAACTGGCGTGTATTTCGCTACAGAACACAACGCCAGATGATATGAGTTTGCCTTATCATTGGTTATCAGCAGATAGAATTTCTTGGATTGTAACCGAGCTTAAGAAGTTTCTGGGGTGGCCGTGAAGTTAGTCGAGTTCTTAATAATAATTATTGGAAGAATTGATTTTAGTTCATTCAAATACTTATTTACTGGTAGGTCATACAATCTACTTGATAAAGATATAGAAACGGCGGTCCTTCTTTTGTGCAGCGGAAGGTTTTGTGGCCTATCAAGAAGGAACACGCACTTGTCGACTCTTGCAGTAAACATTTCTCATTTTATTTTAACTGGAAAATGGAGATATTGGTCTCATGCATGGATTAACGCAGACGATTATGAAACTCCATTAAAATTAGAAATTTCTGAATCGATTAGCAAGGGCGTAATTAAATCAAGATTTTGGAATGTGTTTAATTGTGATGGCCTAGTTCTTTTAAAGCCGAAATATTTATCTGATGACGAATGGGAAAAGGTAAACAAATATATCGACGAGACGTTCTTAGGAAAAGGCTATGATTTTCTAGCGAACTTGAAAAAAAATGACAAAGTAAATTGCGTAGAATTGTTATTTCGAGTCATAACGAAAGTTAATCCATGCGCTTTGCCTAACACTAGTCGGATGATTAAGAAATATAAAAATCTGACTCCTGATATGATTTATGAATCTGGTGATTTTGAAATTGTTTACGAGGTAAGAAGATGAATCAAATAATGGTAGGAGAAATTTTGCCGCTATCATTGACCACTGTCGACGGAAAATCAGGGTTAGAAGTATATGCATCTGTCGTAGATTGCTTCGGAAAAGCACAAGGAAACGTTAAATTAGAGGATTTGGGATCGGGAATCTATGTAGATAGGACCTTAAGAATGCCTGACGTTCCATTCGTAATAGCACAATATGTAATCAATGACGAAAAGTATGAAATGCCTAGCGAGAGGTTTGATTCAATACCTAAGCCAAGCGAGCCAGCAAAGTTTATTGAGGGTAGAATTGCCAAAAGAAGCAAGATAGAAGATTATATTACTGGCGAGGTTGAAAATGAAATTACGTTTTAAAAATGAGTTCGGTGGACCTCTAAACATATTAGAAGCAGATTCAATTACAGTCTATTTCCCACGCGAAGATGGTTCATATTTAAGCAAACGAGACTTTAATATAATCAACGCACAGCGAGGCGAATTAGAATTGCAATTATCTAGCTTTGAAATTGGAGCGTTAAAAATAGGAGATCAACAAGACTTTTTCGCGAAAGTAGTTGTGGGAGATGAGTCTTTGACGCTACGATTCGCTAAGGGATTAAACGTTAAGATTAAGGACGAAAGGAAAGTCGTCGATGAGTAAGCAAAAGATAGAATACAAATCATTTTCTTTTAAGGTCGAAGGCGTAGACGAAAAGGGAACAATTCGCGGTTATGCGTCAACTTTTGGAAATGTTGATTTAGGAATGGACGTTGTCGATAAAGGCGCGTTCAGACAATCAATCAAATCAGGAACTAAATGGCCGATATTAAAACAGCATGATCCAGATCAACTTTTGGGATTTAATGTAAGGGGAGAAGAAGACGACCACGGTTTATATGTCGAAGGAAAATTAAATTTAGACGTACAGGCCGCTCGGGAACAATATTCGTTAGCAAAACAAGCGTTGGAATTAGGTGCAAACTTCGGATTGTCTATTGGTTATATGCCTATCAAAGCAGAACCAGATCGAAAAAACCCTATTATCAGAAGGTTAAAAGAGATTAAGCTATTCGAATATTCTTTGGTGACTTTCCCAATGAATGAAGAAGCGATGATTACTGCCGCTAAAAGTCTAGTTGGTGTTGACAGAATTAATTATTTAATTGAACAATTTAAAAAACAAGGTGTTCCAGATAGCGAATTAGCCTTAGCACTCCGAAGTTTTGGAGCCGCTCCTGAATCTAAAAATGATCCGAATCGATTGATTCAATCTATGGATTCACTAATAGCATCAATGAGGGACCAAAACTAACAACATAGGAGTACATAATGGAAATCGAAAAAAAGTTTGAAGAATTAGGCAAGGCATTCGAAGATTTCAAGAAATTAAATGACGATCGCATTAAGAAAAATACATCTGATTTAGTTGAAAAGACCGAAAAGGCCAATGCTGAAATCACCAGATTACAAGAAGAAATTAAGGCTATGCAAACTGCAGCAGCTCGCACTCAACATGGCGGATCGCAAGGCGACGAAAAGGGCCAACGCGACGAAAAGGCAGCGAAATATAAAGAAGCGTTTGCTAAATGGGCCAAAGGTCAAATCAATGACGTTGAATTAAAAGCAATGTCTGTAGATTCTGACGAAGATGGTGGATTCTTGGTAACTCCAGAGGTGTCTAGCGAAATCGTTAAGAAGGTATTTGAATCTTCTCCGATGCGACAGGTTGCTTCTGTTCAATCAATCAGCACAGATTCACTCGAGATTTTAGAAGACCTCGACGAAGTTGCTTCTGGTTGGGTTACTGAAACTCAAGCTCGCGCTGCAACAAACACTTCTAAAATTAAGAAAATCGCGATTCCAGTTCATGAATTGCACGCATCACCAACTATTACTCAAAAGTTATTGGACGATGCTAATCTTAACGTTGAAGCATGGTTGCAAGAAAAGGTTGCTTCTAAATTCGCTCGAGATGAAGCGACAGCTTTCATTTCTGGTGATGGCGTTGGCAAACCAAAGGGAATTTTGACTTACAGTGCTGGCGATGGTTTCGGATTGCTTGAGCAAGTTAATTCTGGTCATGCATCACAAATCACAGCAGACGGTTTAATTAGCCTTCAAGCGGCGTTGTTCGAGGCTTATCAAGGTAACGCTTCATGGATGATGAAACGCGCTACGGTTGCCGAAGTAAGAAAACTCAAAGATTCTCAAAACCGATACCTTTGGGAACCATCTTTGGTGCCGGGAACTCCTGATATGCTTCTTGGTAAAGCAATTTATCAAGCTGCTGATATGGAAGCGACTGGTGCAAATAAGTTGGCAGTTGCTTACGGAGATTTTAGAGCAGGATATCAGATCGTTGATCGCGTAGGAATTCGCGTTCTTCGTGACCCATATACTGCCAAACCGTATGTTCTTTTCTATACAACTAAGCGTGTTGGTGGAGCGGTTAAGAATTTCCAAGCTATCAAAATTGGTAAGTGCGCAGTTTAATTTAATTGAGGCGGCAGTTAATTTCTGCCGCTTCTTCACAAGGGAGAAAATATGTTAAGAAATTTATTTGATAAACTAAAAGTGAGTCAGGTTCTAAAACCTCAAGCTATTTCTGCTGATACTGATACAATCGGATTTAATGTCGCGGACTTCGGATCATTAGCATTTTTAGTTGATGTTGCAACTTTTGCATTCGATGGAACTAATAAAATCGAATTGAAATTGTTGGAATCCGACGACAACGTGACATTTACAGTTGCCGGTTCTGATGCTAAATATGAAGACAATATCGTCCTCGATTCTAATACGAAGGATGATATGGTACACGTCGTAGAATATCGCGGAGCTAAGAAATATGCTGCATTGCGATTAGATGTTTCTGGAACCGTAAGTTGTATTATTGGCGTTGCTGCTCTTGGCGGACACGCTGAATTTCAGCCGCCTTTATAGGGCTTTCTAATCTTGGATGATTAAGGCTCAGGGGCAGGACAAGCTGCCCCTTTTTTCGTGGAGTAAATATGCTTGTTTATATGACCAGAAGTCGAGTCGAAATAATCGATGGGCTTGCGCTAAGATTAATTGCTGGTCAATACTATGAACTGAACAATGAAACTGCGAACAGGTTAATGGAATATAAATTCGCAGAATCAGGAGTTAATGATGAACTCGGCTCTAAAAACAGCACCAGCGGTAGACCCAATAAGTCTCGCAGAAGCAAAAGAATATCTGCGCGTCGATCTAAATGAAGATGACGCATTAATCACTGCGATGATTACGGCAGTCACTAAAAAAGTTGAATCCATAATTGGAAGGAAATTAATCACTCAAGAATGGGAAACATATTTAGATAGATGGCCATTAGGTCGAAAAAATATGTGGTTCGATGGCACAAGGGAAATGGCGATTTCCGAATTAGTATCAGAAAAAAAATATATTGAATTGCCATTTGGTCCGATGCAAGCGACAGATTTTAAATTAGAAACATTTGATAATGACGATGTAGCATATGAAATGCCATCGACAGATTACGTTTTAGACACAGCTGGTCCGCGCGGTAGAGTATCTTTAAAGCTCGGATCGGTATGGCCAACAACAGTTTTAAGGCCAATTAATGGAATAAAAATTACAGCAACATATGGAGTAGACGACGCTTCTGACGTTCAAGATGATATTAAATTGGCGATAAAAGTATGGCTCGCAGTTATGTATGAACATCGAGGGGACGAATCAGAAATTAAATGCCCTTATTTAGCAGAATCTTTATTAGAACCATATATTCTAAAGAGGCTAGTCAGTGGATGAAAACAAGTTGATTGGACAACTTAGACACAGAATAACATTCCAAACAATGGCAGCTGTATCTGATGGCCAAGGTGGAAACGATATTACTTGGACAAATGTGATCGAAGTATGGGCTTCAGTTCAACCAAAATCTGGAGGCGAAACATTCTTTGCAGAGCGTGTTGAAGCGAGAACTACAGATGTTATAATTGTTCGCGATCTAGGAAATTTAATCAATGAAGATATGAGAATTGTATTTGGTTCGAGAGTTTTAATGATTAAATCAATAGATAGATTTCAAAACTCGAAAACGTTTTTCCAGAAAATTGATACTACCGATAAGGTTGGGTCATGATAAAAGGCGTAATTAAAAACGTAGAAAGCGCATTGAAGAAAATAGATAAAGTTCAAACTGAGATTTTATCTGGCCAAGTAAAGGCCGTTCAATTATCTACGTTATTAATTCACGAATATGCAGTAAAAATTATTCAACAAGTAGGAGATGGAACGCCACAAATTAGATATTCTCCTAAGCGAGTTGTAAATGTATCTAAGCCCGGTGATCCTCCAAATTCTGATACTGGTAGATTGGTTCAATCCATTAAATTTGATTTCAAGAAGGCTGGTTTAATTGGCAGAGTTGGTTCCAATTTAAGGTATGCAGCACACTTAGAATTCGGAACATTAAACATGGACCCTAGGCCGTGGTTATCGGAAGCAGTATCTCAAACTTCAAACGAAGTTGCAGATATATTTAATGAGCAAACAGAATTAGCAATTAAGGCGGTAGTAAAATGACTTGGGCTCCGCAAGAAACGCAGAAAGTAATTTATGATTTATTATCCACAGACGCAACGCTCCAGACTTTAATAGGAGGGACCGTTGGCGATACTAGGATTTATGACAGGGTTCCCAATGAAAAAGACCCTCCATTCGTCACTATTGGCGATATAAGTTATTCAGACAGAGGAAATCACACATGGGAAGGGTTGACGGCAGAAGTAACAATAAATGTTTGGTATCGAGAACCGAACGCAGGACGAAAGCAAGTCCAGAATATTCAGAAACGAATTGACGAATTATTACATAAGTCAGAACCTTGTATTGAAGGATGGAATATAGTCAGCTTTAGAAGATCGACGATCAACATTCTATTAGACCCTGACAATATTACATTTCATGGAATTCAGAAATTTAACCTTTTAATAGGAGAAGCATAATGGGTTGTAACACGACACAAAAGGAACTAGGCGGCAAGGACTTATTACTTAGAACTTGCGTTTTAAAAACAGCAGCGACAACAAATTTGAGCAACGAATTCACTATTACTGCTCACGGAATGGTTGTCGGCGATATTCTTAAATTCATCGACGTAGGAGCAAACACTTCTTTCGATGTAGACACTTATTATTTTGTCATCGAAGTAGTGAGTGCTAATAAAGTTAAAATCGCATCATTACCTACGAATAGTGCGATCGTTGCCGATGCAACAGAAGCATCACTTGAATTAGATGCGTACTTGTTATTGGGTGGTTTGCGTTCTAAATCATTGTCATTCAGTTCAGAAGCGATTGATATTACTTCTCAAGAATCTAACGAATGGAAAACAATGCTCGATGGTTCAGGCCTTAGATCAGTTTCATTCTCAGGTTCTGGAGTTTACACAAAACAAGATGCTTTCGGAGCGTTGAGAACTGCATTTTTAAACAATAATTTGACTTGCTTAATGCTGCAGGATTCAAAGAATCAGGAATTAATCACTGGTTGCTATAAGATTTCATCTTTGGAAATCTCAGGTGATTTCGATGCAGAAGGACAATATTCAATTAGTGGCGATTCTTCTGGACCTGTTGAGTTTTACATAGCATCGTAGATGAATGAGTAATCCATATAAGAATGAAATGAACGTCAAGATTGGCGAAGTAGAAATTCTACTTCGTCCTGACTTTGAAAACCTTTCTTCATTTGAAGCTAACGTGATGACATTAGACGAATTCGCTTTCAAATTGGTAAAGGGAAAGTTGCCATCGCTAACTCAGTTGGTCAAAACTATTTATTTTTTTCAAGTCGAAAAGAAATATGATTTGGAACAAATTAATCAAATGGTTCAAGAGTCAGAGGGAATCGCACTCAATAGACAAGTAATGCCTTTCCTATCTGGATGCGTTTCTGGATATAAGAACAAAGCCGATGCTAAGAAATCTGCTGACAAGGCCATATCAGAATCAGAAAAAAAAAGCTAATCGAACGTCCAGAACCTGATGTTTGGCGACCATTGCCGTATTTTTCTATGCTTAATTTCGCTAGGGCTAGATTAAACATCCAACCTTCGGAGTTTTGGAAATTAACGTTTGCAGAATGGCTGCCAATGTATGAATCTATTGTAGGAAAACAAGATAAACCAATGACGCGCTCGGAATCGGATGCGTTAATTATGGAATATCAAAAGAAATTTGCAAGGAAAGCAAATGGCAACTCTTGAAGAAATTGTTGTATTATTAACCGCTGAAACGTCTCAATTAAAAGCCGAATTAAAAACGGCGACGGACGTTACCAAACAATCAACCGAAAAAATGGAAAAGGCAATCAAGGAATTCTCTGAGAATTCTGCGAAAAATACGTCTTTCCTACAATCATCAATGGCGACATTGACTGGATTTTTAGGTTCGCAAGCGGTTTTAGGAACCGTCGAAATAGTAAAAGATGCCTTCAGGGAAATGGGAGTAATCATTGGCGAAGGCGTGCAGGATGCAAATAAACAAGAAGAAGCCATGAAACGTTTGGCAACATCACTTGCTTTGTCTGGACAATATTCACAAAAGGCAGTTGAGGGTTTCGAAGAATTTATTAATGCGATGGAAAAACAAACAGGAGTTGCAGATGACGTTGTTGCTTCTAATCTTGCTATTTTATCTTCTATTACGCGATTAGATTCTCAAGGATTAAAAGAAGCTCAAAAGGCAGCTTTAGATTTTAGTTCTGCTTTGGGAATTGATCTAGAAACGGCAACTAGATTAGTGGCCAAGGGAATCGAAGGCAATGTTTCTGCATTTCAAAGATATGGAATTCAAATTCAAGAAGGTAGAAATCAAACCGAGAACTTCGCGAACGTAGTTGGAGAATTAAACAACCGATTTGGAGGTGCGGCAAAAGGTAATCTACAAACTTTTGCTGGAGGAATTTTAAATTTACAAAATTCTTTCGGAAATGCTGTTGAGGCAATCGGCAGGGTCATCACAAACAACGAAGCATTAAAAGCAGTAATTACAGAGTTGTCTAAAATATTTGCTGATTTAGAAAAATATGTAGAACTAAACGCCGACACGCTTTCTAAAGGGTTTTCAGCTGCGATTGAATCGACATTGATAGGAATCGCCGCGGCATTAAATCTCATTGGGCAATTAGTAGAATCATTCAAATTAACTTATTCAGGAATAATGGTTGCTGTAGAAGGATTGGTTGCCTTCGGAAAAGCGTATATGTTTATTAGCGACCTCGAATTTGATAAAGTTGGATCAGCATTCGATGGGGTAGGGAAAAGAATAGACGACGTAAATAATATTCTTTCAGGAAAAACAACCAATGCATTCTTTCAAGTACAAGAAAAGTTGATAGGTATCACGACGGAAGCAACTAAAGCTGGAGACGCACAGACAAAAGCATTTAGTAATTCAACGCCAGCGGTTAAGAATCAATCCGCTGCTATAGATGAATTAGTTACTAAGTTCTATAATTACAGACAAGCAGTAATAGATTCAGAAAATGCAGTCATTAAAGGTTATTTGGACTCAGCAGCGGCATTTAATTCAACCAAAACATTGCAATTAGAAACATTAGAAACTCAATACCAAGCTGATTTGGTTTCATTCAATGATTATCAAGCTCAGAAATTAGAAATATTGCAGCAATCTCAGCAAGCAGAAATGGCTTTGTTGGATCAATATCGTGCGAATGGTACGGTATCAGAACAACAATATCAGCTCGCGCTAGCGCAAATGTCTGCAAAACAAGCAAACGATACGTTAAAAACACAGACTGAATTGAACAAACAACGTTCTGAGAATATGAAATCAACCCTTGGAACGATCGCCACGCTGTCGAGTTCTTCATCTAAGGAATTAGCAGCGATTGGTAAAGCAGCGGCAATATCGACTGCGACAATCGATGGATATGCCGCCGTTCAAAAGGCATTGGCTTCAGCTCCACCTCCATTTAACTTCGCATTAGCGGCAGCCGTAGGCGTAGCGACAGCTGCGAATATCGCCAAAATTGCTGGTGTTGGGTTGGCAAAAGGTATCGACGAAGTTCCGGGCATTGGTACGCAAGATAATTTCCCAGCTGTTTTGGCTCCCGGCGAACGTGTTGTTCCTGCGAAATCGAATGAAGATTTGACTGAATTCCTGCAAAGCCAAAATGATGAGAAAAGTCGTCAACCAATAGTCATAAATATGAACTTCACAGGCATCGGCGCGATATCAAGGGAACAAGCATCGGATATTGTATCAGCGATCAATGATGCGTTAGCAGCGAATGCTTCTTTGAGGATTTTAACATGAGTACAATTACCACATTATCTGCATTCACTTATGGACATACGGTAACGCTAGATAATAGATCGGTAGATTTTTCAGAAGGCGGTCCAGAAATTCAAGGCAACTTAGAAGTTGGTAATTATTCACTAGAAGAATATGCAGCCGAATGGGAACGAATGTTAAATACTTTCGGGACTTTTACTTATACCGTTTCAGTGGATAGATCGACTGGAAAACTTCAATTTACAGCATCTAGTTCTGTAACATTTTTAGCAGGAACAGGAACTAGAATAGGAACCGGAGCATGGGAAATGGCCGGATTCGATCCATCAGATCAGTTAGGAACTTCATTTCAAAGCGACAATAGATCAGGAAAATTATATCGTCCGCAATATCTTTTAGATAATTATACAAGTCCAGATCATTACAAAGTTAAGGAATCGGCTGCTGTAAACATATCAGCGAGCGGACAAGTTCAGGTTTTATCGTTCGGTGATGGGTCAAGAATGAAATGTAATATTAAGGCGATTACAAACAAAACAGGATTAAAGATTGACCCTTGGTATGAGAACGCATCTGGAATTTCTGATGCGCTAGATTTCTTAGAATATATTATCACCAAGGGCAAAGTTGAATTTATGCCAGACATAGATACTCCAAATACTTTTTTCAAATTATTATTAGACTCAACAAAAGAAGATAGAAGCGGAGTTGCTTTTGAATTGAAGAATATGAAAACGCCTGATGTTTACGAGTCTGGTGATTTAACTTTCAGAGAGGTTTTAACATGAGCGGAAATGGCGTATCAGACGGACAAATAGCCAATCAGACCACCTTTAATGGTGGGTTTATTTCTCGTAATTCAGATAGTGACACCGTTGCAAAACTAGATTTATTAAATAACGGTTCTGATCCTTTATCGGGAACGGATATTGTAAACTTACAAAAGAATATTAATGCATTGGCATCGGCCCTAGGAATTCCTGTAAATCAAATCGCTGCTTATCTAGTTTCGTGGGCTTCTAATGTTGTAGGATTATCTTCGTCATCGGCGGTCGCTAAAATTGAAGCATTGGTATTAAAATTTCGTGATACCGTAGGCAATGGCGGTCATGGTCATACTGGAATAGATGGTGATGCGCCACAGGTTTCAGCTTTAGACTTATCTGATTTCAATCCATTAAGGGCAGAATTTCAATTTATATCATATACCGGTGCATCTGGTTCTTCGGTAGACATAACAACTCAAATGCTAGGAAAGTCGCCGAATGGCGATTCAGTTACTGAAGGCGTGATTACATCCGGCGCATATAATCAAGTTTATATTGTAGATTCTTCTACAGGAACATTTTTAGAGGACGTAGGAGGACAGAGGATTTACGGACGAATCACATATTCCGCAGGAGTTTGGACTCTGTCCTTCTACACAAACGAAGCCGGAGTAGAAACCAGCGCGAGTATTTCGTCAACTAATATTGACATATTCTATCGAGAGGTTTTTTCTGTCGCGTCGTTGCCTACTATTCCATCTGATCCGGGACAATTTGGAACATTAGATGTGACGGCAGATGTTGTAGATGCATCGACTACTCAACGCGGAGTTGTGTCGACAGGAACGCAAGGTTTTGCCGGAAATAAAACATTCACAGGAACAGTTGAATCAGCAAATAATAAACCGAGAAGAAATAGGGTCACTTTAGACGCTAACGAAACAGAAGTCGTAGTTACAATGACGGATATTGGGACGTTGAATTACAATGTAATGGTTGGATTCGAAAATTTACTAGACGATCAATTTCCATTCCTTCAATATGTAGTAAGAGAAAAAACACAAACTAGTTTTAAGGTGATTTTAAATGCTCCTCCGGGAGTAAACAATCACATTATGAGGTGGGAAGCCAATGTTGAAATTTAATTTCATTTCGATTTTATTGTTTGCATCAGCCTGTTTCGGTCAGACTCAAATTAGATATATTTCTGGCGGTTCTTATCTTGTAGAGGGGACTCAAGTTTCTATTGCAAGTACAAACAGTCTCAATTTAAGTTCTTATCCTGCAACAAATCATCAAATTACTGGCTCGGTAGAACAGAATGTTTATTTGCCGAATGCACAATCATATCCAGAGGGCAGAAATTATTTTGTTGATAATTCTACGACTCAAAATCTGGTTGTTAGATACAATGACGGAAGCGTTGCCAAGACGTTAGTCTCTGGTAGCCAATCAAACTTTATTTTGACGGATAATTCATCTTCGAATGGTTCTTGGAGCATTACTTCCGCAGGATTACCTTCATTTGTTTCGGGTAGTATTTTGACAAATGATGGTTCTCAGCCTTATTGGCAATCAGGATCTTCTTGGTTTGCAAATCCTCAATTATCTAATCTTGGATCTACGGCTGTAAATACAAACATAATTCCAGATTCAACATCGACAAGAAGTCTTGGTGATTCTGCTGGAACTTTACGTTGGCAAAATATTTGGGGTAATTTTGTTAGTATTGCTCCAACTGGAAGCTTTGGCTTAAGAGATCCAGTTTCTACTTCTCCAATTATGACCTTATCTCCAGTTACAGCTCCAGATGGAACAGCAAGCGCATTATTATGGCGTGGAACTGTAACAAGTATTACTTCTTATCCTGCCATTGGACTTGCAACAAGAAATCAGTCTCCTCAGAAAATACTTATTCAAACTGGAAATGGAAATGGTGTTACAAATTCAGCGAGTATTGATATTAGTACTGGACTTGCCCCTGGATTTACTAGGGGAGAAATTAACTTAGCTGGCTCTATTGTCACTGTAGGCAATATGAAAATTGCATCAATGGCAGATCCGACAAACGTGAGCGATGCGGCCACAAAAAATTATGTCGATCAAGCAATCGCAACAGTTTCATCTCCATCGTTTGCTAGCCAGTCAGCAAATTACTTTTACGGAGGACCTCCATCTGGAGCTTCTTCTCCTCCGACTTTTAGACCGATCACGCAAAACGATTTACCTAAAATTTCTCTAGTCAGCGGAGTTAGTGGAACTTTGTCAGTTGTCAGCGGAGGAACTGGCCTTAATGCTATTTTAACTGGAGACATTTTAATTGCATCAGCTCCGAATACAATTTCAAATGTCCCAGCAGGAACTTCTGGTTATGTCTTAACCTCAAATGGTCCTGGAACTATGGCAAGCTGGCAAGCTCCGACTGCTTCAAGCGGATCTGCAACAGTTCTTGCTCCAGGTGTTGTATTAGTGAATGCTGCTTCAACTATTGATCCAGCTTATTCTGTTATCTTGGCAAGTGGTGGAAACTATACTCTTACTTTCGTTTCAACAGCTAGTTATGCTAGCAATCAACTTCTGAAAATAATAAAAACAAGTACCGAGCCAACAACAATTTCTACTGCTGGTTCAATTACAAAAACTCTTTACACTCCAAATGAATCTTACACATTCAGCAATTTTGACACTAATTTTTTGGCAGTGGCGCACAATTCTAATTATAAATTTAATCCAGAGACGATTTCAGTAACCGCAGTTACTACGAATCCAAATAAAGGAACAAATTCAACCGACAGAGCTTCGTGTTCAAGGCGAGGATCGTTTTTAGTTTGTGATTACGCTTATGTTTCCACAGGAAATGGAACGAATGGATCGGGAACCTATAACCTTTCATTGCCTACTTATGTTTCTGGAATAGCAACTATAGACTCGACAAGAACTATTTTCTATACAGGGTCAACAGTTGCAAACGCTTATTTTTCAAAACTACTTGCTCAATGTAGTCTAAACAATAACTCCTCATTTGATGACCGCCTTTACATCTATCCATTCGACCAAACTAGGATGAGACTTGTTGGTGTTGGCTTCAATTCTTTTTGGGGATCAGGAACTGTTGGATTCGGTGGAACGATGAATATGCACTGTGCTGTTGAAATTCCGATGACTAATTGGGAGGAAGATTTCTAATGAAAAAAATATTTTGTATTTTAATTTCTTTTTTGTGTTTTGGTTGTGCTGCTAATCAGATAATGAAAGATTGTAAGCGAATCGAACAAACTTCGAATGGATATGTGTGTAAAACTATTGTTCCTTGGTATGAATTCGAATCGGAGTAACAAATGCTTGAGGGCGTAGCGAAAATAATGTGGATTCTTATTTCTGGAGCCTTTATTTTCGGAGCGTGGTCTGCAACTTTAGAGTTTAGAACGCAAGGTCATGCAGACAAAATTGAAGTACACGAGGCAAAGCTAACAAATCTTGAACATGAATACATGGAAGATCAGAAAATTTTGATTGACGTACTAGGCAGAATGGACGAGCGTTTAAAAAACATTGAGAAAAAATCTCAGTAAGGAGTAATTATGTACCCACAAGAAACAGTAGACGCTGCAAAAGCAGTATTAGCATTAGCGACTGAAATTGCAAAACTTGGTAAAGACGGTTTTCAATTATCTGATGCATTGGTATTGGCAGAAAAACTTAAGGCCGAACCTCTCGCCGGATTGATTGCAAAGGCTCAGGAAAATGCAGACAAGATTCCTGCCGAAGTAAAAGATATTGACCTAATTAGCGGATTCAAGGTTGCGCTTGATCTTGGTCCCGATCTTATCGCGTTGGTTGAATCTTTAAAGAAGGCTTAAACAATGTCATGGCAAACTATCCTCCAAATTTTATTGAATTTTCCTAAAATTTATTATGCTTTTAAGGATTTCGCTAAGGTTTTGGAGGATAGGGCCAAAAGAAAAATAGAAGCCGAACATCAGGAAGCATTGAGAAAATTAAACGAGGCCAAAACAGATGAGGAGAAAAAAGATGCGTTTAAAAATTACGTTGATAATCCTTAGTCTTTTTGTTTCGTCATGCGACGAAAAATTAAAAGTCGATGCTTATAAATGTCTTTTCTTTTTAAAAGACCCTATTGTTCATTCATATTGGTATTGTTACAATCCTGTTTTAAAAGATGAAAAAATTATTCCTATTCAAGATTCTAATAAATGCATTCGTGACAATAACCGAGAATGCGATTGGCAAGGTACAGATACTTTAGAAGTCGAGAGCGCAAGAAAACAAATTATAGATCAGTGCAAGATGAAATAGGCGGTCTATGGCATTACCAATTTCTGACAGAGCCTTACAATTATCAAAACAAATAAATGTTCATTCAAACATCATTTTCAGATTGCCAAATGCAGATCGAATATTTGGAGCTGCAGAGATTTCAGAATACATCAGAATTGGCGATCCGGGATTGTTAATCGGCAACGATTGGGTCATTGGAGGAGTGCGTTTATTAGATAATCAGTCATCTTATATTTCATTTAGTAACGGAACGCTGACTAGGATTACTCAAAAACTTGATCCATCTAGGGCGCAAGGTTCGTCAGTTCAACAAATGGTGGTTTCTTTGATTGATAAAGATGACGAGATTTCGTCATTGGTTGCTCCGGGAATAGAAATAGATGATATCTTGTATGAGGATTGCGAAGTATTAATCGGGTTCAAAGAAGGCGCATTTCCAGAAGATTATAGTGTTATTTTTCGTGGAATAGTTGATTCATATCAGGCTGGACCCGGATATGTTAACTTCATATTATCGTCATCAGAGGCGAAAAAAGTTCCTCCGATATTCGTAAAACAACAAACAGAATTGACTTCAGATTTAGATTATAGATCAGTAACGATTCAGGATTTATTTTATCAAAACAGGGAGGACGTTAGCAATTCTGTTTCGGTCGAATATGAAAATACAGGCGTTGCTGGTTCTGAAAACGTAATCGTAACAGGGACAGCAATTAAGGTTCAAATTCAATCGGGAGTTTCCACAGCTAAACAGATAAGAAAAGCGATAGAAGAACAAGCATCGGCGCAATTGGTTACGGTTAAAATTACTGGTGATTCAACTAATCCTCAAATAACACAAGTTCCAACCATTCTAGGTTCTGGTTCGGTTTTAAATGTAAACTCGACAGATGGATTCATAGAACCTAATGACGCCTTGGAAACATTTGTAAGAATAAATGATGAGTTGATTCAATACACAGGAATTACGCCAACGACATTTACTGGAATTACTAGGGGCGCATTTAATTCTGATCCGGCTTTGCATAAAACAGAAGATGAAGTTGAATCATATTATTTATTGTCTGGGAATCCTTTGGATTTAGCTTGTAAACTTATGCTATCTCAAGGACCAACATATTATGCAGAAGATGTTGCAATTAAATCCTTTAATCTACTGCCGGACGGAAACCGAATAGATAATGCGATAATTTTCGATCAAATAGATGTTGAAAGGGAATACGGCGTTTCTGTTGGCGACTTAATTAAAATCGAAGGGTCTTCTAATGTAGGGAATAATGTCACCGATTCGATAGTGTTAGAAGTCGGATTGGTTAATGATGGATCTTATTTAGTATTGTCTGATAGTTTAATAGACGAAGGATCAACCGCTGCCGTTGCAAAATTCAAATCACAGTTTAACGTTTTGCCAATAGGTATGAAAATGTTGCCTAAAGAAGTCGACGTAAAACAACATCAATTTATTAAGAATACCTATATTCCAGATTTAGAATTTGCTGTTCCAATAGACGAAGAAAACAACGGAAAGACTTTTATTGAACAACAACTTTATCTGCCAGCGGCTTGTTTTTCCGTCCCAAGAAAAGGTCAATCATCAGTTGCCTATCATACAGGACCGTTGGCATCTGAAAAAATAATTACATTAGATACATCGAATGTTAAGAATGCGAATCAAATAAAAGTAGAACGAGCGACTTCTATTAATTTCGCGAACACTATAAACTATTCATATAATTACAACCCAATAGAAGACAAATTCGCCAAGATTCCTGCTTATTCATTAGACTCTGACAGAGCGGTTTTAGTTAAAGAAAAGGTTGGTGAAAAACCTATTAATATTGATGCTAAAGGCGTGACGACGGCTTTAAATGGAAACAACATCGCTCAACAAAGTTCGAATCGATTGCTTAAAAGATATTCACTAGGCGCGGAATATATCAACGGAGTTAAAACGCTATTCGGATTTGGTTACACTATAGAAATAGGCGATATCGTTGCCGTTGATTACAAATCATTGCAATTAACTGATTTTAAAACAGGAACAAGGTCGGGCGAAGTTAGATTAATGGAATGTCTTAACAAAACGTTAGACAACAAAACTGGAGAAATTTCTTTAGATTTAGTCAATACTGTGTATGGAGTCGACGAAAGATATGGCGTAATCAGTCCTTCTAGTATGATAGCAGCAGGATCAACCACAACGAAAGTCCTTCTTAAGAAAACATTTTCTACTCAATCATTTCAAAGAGAATCTTTAAAATGGAAAAATTATATTGGGCAGGAGGTGGTAATTAGATCAGCCGATCACTCAATTATTTACACCACCAATATCATCAGCTTTGACAACAACAATCCACAAGGAATGCTGGTCGATCCACCTCTTGCCCTACCACCATCCGAAGATTGGGTTGTAGAATGTCCTAGATATCCTGACGATACTGATCCACGAGTTTTGGCATTTTGGAAAAATCGTCACGCATTTTTATCTCATACACTTCAGGTCGACGTTGGGCTTACATTAACGCAGTTTGATTTGTTGGCAAATTATCCGGGAATCCCATTCGAAGGTTCAGTTATCAGAGTTAGGAATGAAGATTATTCAGAAGATTCTGGAGATGTAACGGTAATCGGCGTGAGCGGACTGACAATTACAGTAAACAAATCATTAGGCTTTATTCCTGATTCATCGCATTATGTTGACCTTATAGGGTTTCCAGATAAACTTTCCGCGTATAGGATAATTTAATATGGCACAAATTACTCCAGAAAGATTTTTAATCCAACAACCATCGACGGCTCCGCAAGCTGCCGTTTCAGAAGATACGATGAGCAAAATTGGAGCTTCGATCAATCATGCAGTTACAAATATTGTCATGATTCAAAGATGCGTAATTCAAGGGCCATACAATTTATTTGCTCCGCCTAATGAAACGATAGATGGAATTTTCTCTTATCCGTTCAACTTTTCAATTATTGATTTAATATTATCAAGCGGTCCATTTAATGGAACATCGGGTACGCTGGAATTAGATATTAAATGGCGACCACAAAATACAGGATCATGGACGAGCATATTTTCAACGACACCGAAGTTCGATGCCTCATTAGTTGGAGATAAAACTTCGATTGCTTTAGGGCAAACAGTAACAGGAATGACTGCGCCTGTTTTATCAAAGACAGATTTCGATGCTTATGATCAATTAAGATTTGATATTCTTCAAGTGCCGAGCGGTTATGCGAACTCCGCAACGCTTGAATCATTTTGGAGGGCTAGATAATGGCAACATTCTCAGGGGCGATTAATTTATTAACCGGAACATTTAACGTTCAGGCTGCGTCGAATAATACAACCATCACTGGAGGCGAAACGGTTTACACGGCTCCAGCAGGGAAAAAAACTATTTTGTATTTCACGAACTTTCATAACTCGCAAAATGGCGCGTTAAGCATGAGTTTTAATTATCGCAGAAAAGACCCTCAATCTGGATCATATACTACGATGTTTTCTTTTACTGCCGATGGTACAAGTGTTTCGGGGCCATTCACACTTTCAATGAGCACAACTGATGTTCAGAAATTTATCAATTATGGAATTGCTGAATTTAATGGCGATGCGCCGACAAGTGCTGGAAATGTTAGAATTGTGATGATGCCAGAAGATAGAATTACCGTGGCCGGTGGAACTTGCCCAAACAATTCGACGATAAGGGTTTGCGGCAGAACAGAAGAATATTATTCGAACACTTAATAACATTTTATTGGACCGGGCAGAATGCTTTGGTCTTTGGCTTTTCCTATTTCTAAAATAGAATCATTATTTGAACCGATTGCAAAATGTGATTCGACGCTCATTCCACCTTTGTAAATATATCCTCCAGGGCCAATCTCATAGCCCATTACAACCACAACAG